GTCGTCGCCAACGCAAGCGAGGGTCAGCCTTTATGGCTGGTCAAACCGCTATCTTCAAAAACCGAGAATTAGTTTTCAATGTTTATGGAGGTACCAATTTTTCTGTTCAATCTATTCCTATAGGTTGTAACAATCCTCAATTGAGCTGGTTGTACGGAATTTCTCAAAATTTTGAAACTTATAGAATTAAACATATACAATTTGAATATCAACCTTTAGCTTCACAAATCGTTACATCAGGTTCTCTTGGTGATGTAATGATGGTAATTAATTATGACCCAGGAGATCCACAGTTTTATGATATTCCTACTATGGGAAAGTACTTTAATTGTGTTTCATTTAATCCAACTCAACGTAGAATAGAAAAACTTAAAATCAATCAAAAGATCACACCAATTCCAACAAAATTTGTTGAACATGATAGTTTTGCTTCTGCCCTTAATGATTATGGTGTATTTTATATAGCTAACGAGGGTACACAATCAGGCCTTATAGGTCAATTATGGGCTGAGTACTCAATTGAGGTTTCAATTCCACGTCCACGATTATCAAATCCAGATCAAATTTTAGGTTTCACAGGTGTTGTTAATTCATCTAACACTTATGATTGGTGTGATGGTGATATGACAACTACAGTAACTACTGCAGGCCCCAACTATGCTTTTATATCGACTCTACCAGCTAGTGGTAGTAACATCGGTTTTAATGTTCCCGGATACTATCGCGTAGAATTTATGTTCTATGCTCAAGTACCTGGGGGCTTCACGGGAGCAGTTGCTGTTATTCCAGGAACCTTTACATATTCTAACTGCGCAGCAATAACATCATCTTCTGGCGCAATCCCAGATCCGTATTATAACTTTGCTAAAACAAATAACGTCACTACCGCAAACGTACCCGGCGCTTCAACATCAGCATTTATGACTGCTGTAACCTACGTTGACGCGTTTCATGGTTTTGTCCCACCTAGTTCATATACATATGCTAGCACCTCCAGTTTTGGAGTTGCTCAAACATATGTTACATTTACTGGTGGGCTTACTTGGTCGTCGTCTTCAGGAGTGGTGAACGGCACAGTAAATGTTACTTATTTAAATTCTAAATATGGAGCTCCAGTACAAGCCCCAACTATACATTCTAATAAAGATAATAAACTTCTTCAAAAACTCTTAGAACTTGAAACTAAAATGGAAAAGCTTAGTGAAAAACAAAAAGAAGAAGAAGAACAATCACCAACTTATTCAATTCTCAAAATCGAACCTCCAAATACTCCTATAACTTTACATGAAAAATACCCTAGAAGATATCCTATTAATGATAACAATAACAATTCTTCGGTTGCTGTAAAAACTATAAAATAAATAAATAACTATTATTTCACAGAGCGGTAGTCTCTCTCTACCTTTTTAAATTTTGGTGTGAGCCCAAAATTTAAAAATATTATTATGCTTACAAAACCTTCAGTAACTAGAAAATGGCTACCTATGACTTAAACACTCGACAAACCACATCGTTGAAAGGAATGGCAGTAAAAGTATGGAAAGCTAAGGATGAAAACTCAGTTGAGGCTGACAAGCCTGCCAATAGAGTTGATTATCCAAAATTTCTTATACCTCAAGAGCCTGACCTGAAACCTAAGCAAGTGTTTATGGCATTGGTACAAAATCAAGGGTCTTATACCAACAAAGTTGGTGTTGGGCCTTCTCTGAAATTGCCAAATTGTGCTGGTGGAGGAACTTGGACCTACACCAGACCAAAAGTTTTTCATATTCCTCATATTGATATGTATAAACGACTAGTTCGAAGTAATTTAATGGTGCCTGCTAATTTGTCAGCAACAATGGTTAGATGTAACAATAATCCTCAGGCAATGGTTACACGATTGCAGACAAAACTAACAACAACTTTCAAATATAAACATGTTCCCGATTATTCACAAATTCATCCACATTTATTTTGTCATTTATCTGAATACAATTATCTCCCTTTTAATGACGAACATCCATGTTTTGATAATATAAATCCAGCTGCTGAAGCTGGTATGCCATATGCATTTATATTAGGAGGTGCTAATAAACAATCTATTCCAAAATTTAACGAAACTACTTATCTTCCTTTAGAATATAGAGTTAATTCTTATTATTTAGAGGAACCTATTCCAATTAAAGATCATGCTATGCATTGGGCAAATAAATTCCGTTTTATGGCAGAGCAAGCTGTAGACGTAAATGACATGATCAATAAATTTAAAGTGTTAATTAATGAACATCCTGAGTTAAACACTTTCATAGCTAAGAGAAAAGATGAAAGAATTTCTCGAGAAGAGTATGGTAAGAAAGTCCGAATGTATGGAGTTTCACCAAGTGCTTTAAAATTATTCTTCAAATGGTGTGCTCATCCTATTGAAACTACATTAGTCCCGTTTTTTGAAAACGTAGACTCATGTAGTGCATACCATTTCTCTTTTTTCTAGGTTGGGGCTGACCGATTAAATAATAGAATAGGACATCATTGGATGGAAGGTTTGAAGAAAAAACAAAAGAAATGGCATTTTAATGGCATCTGTTATGGGGATGACCAATGGTGGTTATTTGTTCATGAAGTCTTTGGGGTCTTTTTGACAGGTCCAGATATTTCTGCTATGGACTTAAGTACTTCAGCTGACATGGCAAAACATTTTGCCTTATGGGTTACTAAAATGTTTGGTAACAAGCAAGAAATAATTAATGGTTTAGTTTTAAATTGTTTTGTGGCGTTCAGACACTTTTTACATGTGGGAGGTTCATATGTTGTGTCTAAACTAAATTCATTAATGTCGGGGGTGGTGTTAACAACCATTTTCAATATATTTTCTTCGTCAGTGATGCAACATAAAATAGAAAATCACCTAAATAAACAAAATACATATAATATGGACTTTACTACTATGATAAAAGATGTTATAAAAATGGTTAAAGATGATATGAACTATGAGTTCAAAGATTTAGAGGATGGTATTCCTCATTATCAGAAGCTGGAAGAAGGAGATCCAGTTGATATAAATATACCATTTTTAGGAGCTACATTAAGACATATTGGTGATGGAACATATCTAAGTGTTCCAAAAGATGTAGACAAATTGATGGCAGGTCTGGTATTACCAGGTAATTTTGGCCATCCATCCAAATACGTTCAAGAACGTATACTCGGAGTTTTTATGTCAGGTGCTTGCTTCACACCACAATATGAGACTTTCCTCCGAGAAATATTTATGGCATATAGTAAAGTAGAAGCAATGGGAGAAATAACAACAAGTGAATTTTTAGGGCCTGAAGAGAGTCAAAAAGACATAAAGAAACTAACAGATTTGTTAAATGAAGAAAATAATAAACTAATGTTCAACAAAGGATATTTGCCGTCTCTGGAATTTATGACTGATATGTACACATTGGATTATGATGTGTTTAAAAGTTATTATTCTTGGTTAAACGACAAACAACAGAAAAATATGTTTGCGGTATCCAACTTAGTAGATGATAAAGTCTACTCAGATTCTTCTAGTGTTGGACAATTAGTAGATAATTTGTTTGATCTTGATTTAGCCCCTACACCTCAAAATAATAAAAATAATAATAATAATAATAATAATAATAATAACAACAATAATAATAATAATGCACAAGCAATTAGCAAGGTAAATCAATTTTTGGGATCTGATGATTTTATGGGATTGATTCCTGTAGTTTGTAGTTGTAATACAAATAAAGAATGCGTTTTACATCCTTCACCTCCACTTCCAACTTATTATGCAAATAATGGTTGCAAGGTTGAAAACCAAACTAAAAATGAGGAACAAGAAGAAGAAGAAGAAATTCCTCCTCCAATTCCACCAATGCCTGCTAAATTAGTGTATGCTATTAAAAATCAAAATGCACCACTTACTGTTGAAATCACTCAAACTTATTCAAATAATATAATAGTTTCAAGTGATCATTTAGAATTAGTAAAAGCTACCGATAAAACATACACTACACGTACAGCAGGACATGCTAATGCTCTTACAAAAGAAGATCAGGAAAGAAAAGCTGCTGTCAAAGCTTATGCAAAAATACAATTAAACAATAATAGACAAAATCTTAAAATGATAAAGAAATCAAAATTTAAAAATAGAACAGATTTAACTGAAGACGAATATGAAGAACTCAAACAAGCTATTATAGACGCAGAAGTTGATTATGATGAAGATCAACTTAATTATGCAATGAAAAATTTAGATCGTTTTGAAAATGATGAAGACGAGTTTACTGCTCAGGATAGAGAATATTGGGAACAAGAGTTCGATAAACATGAATATGATATTAAAACAAATACCAAATATAGCACTATTAAATCATATTTTGAAAATCGTGTGTAGACACGTTATTCCAATTTACCACTTTTTAATTAAATCAACATGTTATGACTAGTATGTGGGACTAGAGAATATA